CGATCGTGACTACGTGTCATTTGTATCGCGCCCCTTACTAGTTGACCCGCTAGTAAGTAGCTGCTTTTAGCGCTGTCGTCAAGTATGTTCTCCCATTCCGGGTGGAGCTCCGTACTTGACTGCAACTCCTCGGGGGACCTTGGCAATGCCAATGAAGTTCTGAGGAGTTGGTTCTCTTTACTCGACTTGTCCAGCATTGCGCCTTATCGTAACCATACTCATGGTGATTCGGCTAGCAAGCGGACTGTCGGGTCCAACTTTATCGAAGATTTGGCGCGAGTTAGCGGAAAGCCAGTTACCTATTTTCAGGGATCTGCCGCCGACTTGCGCCGAGGACGCGATATTACGCGAGACTGGTATTGGGCTAAGGACTTAACTGTCCCGTTACACCCATTTCCTCCTGAGCAGGAAGAAGACCAGGACCGCATAGTTGCAATGGTGGATGTAGATGAGCACATCGATGAGCTGGAAGCTATCCTTGCGCGGAATCTCCGTCCATACCTCCTTTATACCTTTGTCCCCAGCCAAGCGGCTAAGGATACTGGTGACTACGTTTATCGGTTCATGGAAGATGGATCTGTTGAATACGTCGTGTCGGGGGGTGGGACGTACCGCCATAAACTCTGGAATTTTGGTTCAGATAGCCTCGTTGCTACTTCTGATTGGGATTGGACTGATCTGATTCCTTTGAAGTATGCGTCATTCTACAAGGTGGAACGGCGCAACATCGACGAGGATCACCAAGTGATACTACTGATGCCCATGAGACAATGGACTTCACTTGCATTCTTTCCGTGCATTGTGAATAAGGCCATTGCCCAGCTACAAGCGCCGCCTTTGCGTCGGATGAACCCTGTCAAGGGATCATTTGTGCGTGTGCAGACGATGACTAAGCTTGGATTAAGTGTATCAACCGCCGGAGTTAATTCGTTTTCTCAAGTCACAGTACCAGTTGCTGTTGACGAGGAAGCGAAGTTCAAGTGCATGCTATCGAAAGATAAACTTACCGTTGCGATGGTTAAGTCTACGATGGCTGCGCGTGACGTGACTATAGCAGGTGCTGAGATTTTGACTGTGTATCATCGTGCGATAACACCCTTTGAGCCGCCGAGAGTCTTCAAGACTACCGACGGGGTGCGCACGTACCAGTTCTTGCCTGAGTTGGCCGATTATGACCCAGAGGTCAAACCTTCTATGTCATCATTCATGAAACCTCTCGTGGATGGTGCTTTCGCGCCTGCGATGTCTAAGGGAAATGACATGCGGGCTGTGAAGAAGCGTGTGACTGAAGTGCGTACTCGAACAACCGTTACCCCGTTCTTGAAGAAGAGCGTTGCAGACTTTATCGAGATGATTTTTGAGGAATTGCATCACGAGCGTAATGTGCTCGTGCCACTTGATCTTGATACAGTCTCTTTGCGCCAGCCTCGTCCTGGTCAGCAACGTATCTTGGAAGCTGCGAATTATTCATCCAAGACGGGGGAAGCGTCCACTTTTATGAAGCGTGAATGTTACGGGAAAGTTGGTGATCCTCGAATCATCACTCCCATTGACGGAGCTGACAAGTTAGTCTACTCGTCATACATTTATGCCTTGTACGATGTGGTTAAGAACTGCCATTGGTTTATGTCGGGTAAGAAACCGGTTGAGATCGCAACACATGTTGCTGAGATCGCTGAAGTTGCTGCCTGGCTTGCTGAAACAGATTTTAGCCGCATGGATGGACGTGTTTCGGAAGTTCCACGCTATCTGGAGACTGAATTGATGATCGCGTTTTTCTCCTTTGTGTACCATGAAGTGATGTTGAAAACAATGCGGTCTCAGACGTGGCTAAGGTGCCGTACGCGAGAAGGTGTTTCTTATAACTCCAAACTGGCGCGCGCATCTGGGTCTGCTGAGACAACCGCGTTCAACACGCTCCTAGCTGCCTTTTGTATTTTCTTGGCTTACCGACTCCAGGGTTTTGGAAAGTTGGAAGCGTATATGAAAATCGGGGGTTGTCAAGGTGACGATGGAGTGACAGCAGATCTCAGCTCGGTTAAGGCGCAGGAAGCCGCCAAAATGATCGGACAAAAACTGAAAGTTAATGTCGTCCCTCGCGGACATGTTGTGACTTTCCTCGCCAGACATTATGGGCCCGATGTTTGGTTTGGGGATAATGACTCATGTTGCGATGTGTTGCGCCAGATTACCAAGTTCCATTGCTCGGTGGTCGTTGAGCGCGACGCACTCGCGAGGGTTAGAAAACTCTCAGAGAAAGCCTTTGCTTTCTATTTGACTGACGAGAACACTCCAGTTCTCGGAACGTTCGTGAAGAAAGTACTGCATTTTAGACCTGTCTCGCACACCGGTTCTGAAGGCACAGTGAAGTACGAAAATATCAACCGAATTTGGAATTCAGATATTCCCAAGGAATCGCAATATCCCAGTCGCCCTGACGACTGTGGATGGAAGCGTGCACTCGTGGAAGGAAGTTTACCGGATTTTAGTATTGCTGATTTTGATAATTGGGTTGACAGTTGTTCTAGCATCGAAGAACTCATGGATCATCCAGATCCTGTGGTTATCCCAGCTGAACAACCAGGAGGAGACGAACACGTTGTAGTAGATGGTGATGTGTTATCCGCGGTAACATCTCAGGCGCCCGTGGCCCGTAGCAGACGAGGGCGCAGAGGTGGAAAACGCGTGAACAAGGCGAAGCAACCCAGCAGCAAGGGAAAAGAAAACCGACCTGCTGAAGAGAACAAGCCCAAACGTGGCTTCAGAAGTGAGAAACGTGAGAGAACCCATTAGATTGGTTGATGCTCTTAGCGTGGTGCCGACGCTGAACTAATATCGGACTCTCGTGTGGTAGACGGCCACAATAGGAATCCCGCCATTAAGGACCTATTAAAATAACCATATAAACAGGC